CTTAGTCGTCAAATAAAGTCTCTGGCTATTCTCCGTAGTTCGACCAACGGTAAGCTGGAAGGCTGGGGTGAGTTCAACATTAGTATTGGTGTCGGCAGATCCAATGCTAGCACCGTACCTAATGCACCATCTAACTTATCCATTCCACCTATTCCACCTATTCCTCCAATACCGCCAATCCCACCTATTGGCGGCCGTCGTGTGTTAGATAACAACTCGGCACGGGCTTTGTGCACCGCTAACTACAGCGGGCTAGCGTTCTCTGACAACTTCATGAGTGAGTTGAGTTTAACTATCAGTCAGATTCAGAACCTTATTCTACCAACTGGTCACGGAATTAATAAACAATACCAGATGGTGCTTGATGTTATTGACTCTGCTGACCGCATGCCGGAAGCTGAACGTTGGGCGTCTATTGCGGAGCTGACTTACGATAAGTTTATTCCTATGAATAAATTGACCGTATTAGAATCAGATCGTTATACTGTGACCTACGGCACTGCATCATTGTTAGGCGGTTCTTACCTGGAGTTTAAAGCTTCTCCTGAACTACTTAACAACGGCATGGCTAAAGCGCGTAATGACGTAAAAAGTCCAGCACTTAACCTGTCACGTGTTAGCGCCCGTATTTCTAACTCAATCAGAAACAACGACGTGAGTAGATTAAACATTCCAGCTATCAGCCGATTGGATGCATTACGTGCAATTGATATGGTAAGTAAGATGCTGGATGATGTCATCACATCAGGCCTAGATGCGGAAGCAGTTAAGTTGGGTAACTTGGCTGACCGTCTTGCTTCGCGCGTTATCCCTCGTTTATCAGAAGGCGCCTCAGGTGACTTCGCCAGCACAATTACTCAGGCATTGAGTAATTTGACTAGTGTGACCAGCTCGCTTCCCCGTGAAATGGTTATCTATGCAAACAACTTAACCAATGCGGTTAAGACGTATGTAGAAGTCAGCGCTGGATTTTAACGCTGGTAAAGTTTGCTAGTCAAATAACCCATTATATGTACCACCCGTGCGGTACCACGGGTTATGCTAGCAAACTTTATTTCATGAAATAGAATGGAGCACCACAATATGAATATCGATAATTTCCTGTTTGGCACCGGCCTGAATGCATTTGAAGATGCGCCAGTTGTTGCCGATGCAGATCCAGTTGCCGTTGCTGCTGCAGCAGTAGCCGCTGAAAGTGTAGCTGAGCTTGTTGAAGCTCAGGGTGAACGTGACATCGCTATTTCACGCGCAACCATCTCTCAGCTGGATAGTGAACTGGCCGCTGAAGAACGTGTTGTTGATACCGCACTGACTGCCGTTGACCACATCGAGCTGGTTACTGCATCCCTGGAAAGCTTTGCTGAGCAAGGTGGCCTGTCTGTTAAGACTGCGCAGCTGTTGCAACAGCAGATCAACTCCGTTATGGGTTCCGTCGGCGTTAGCGGCGTATCAGTAACTAACGGCGGTCTGGAAAGTCTGGACTTCCAGGATCCTGATAACGTCATGGTTCTGCTGGCCGGTTCTCTCGAAGCGATTGAAAACGAGAAGAAAGGCATTGCAGCTCGTGCGTGGGAAGCGGTTAAACGCATCTTCGCTACCATCGTTAAATTCGTTGGTGAAGCATTCTCTCAGAACAAACGTGTGCGTGCACGTGCCGACGACCTGGCTGGTACCATCAAAGGTAAGCCTGCGAAAGAAGTTGGTATCGTCAGCCAATATCTGTTGGTAGGTAAAGACTACTCGTCTAACCTGGTTGCTGACCTCGGTAAGTTCAAGAACGGTCTGGTTAAAGGTTCTGTTGCCGCCATCACTACTCGTGGTGACTGGTACTTCAAAACTGCTGCGACTGCTGTAACTGACATCGCAACCACACCTACTCTGGACAACGCGCTGAACGCTGTGCGTAAACTGACCCCACCACCGGTTGCTGGTGCATCTGTTTCCGTCAAAGACGAAAACGGCATGGCGCTGAAGCGTACCGAAGTGTTCCTGGGTAACTACGCCATCTTCGAACTGCAGAACAAAGCACCGGCTCCAACTGATGCAGACTCTGCCGTTAACTTCATCAACGCGATGGTTAAAGGCCGTATCTCCATTCAACAGGCTAAGGTTCCTTCTCCTGGCGCTAAACTGTTCAACATGAACGAAGCTGCCGGTCAGCAGATCATCAAAGCAGTTAAAGATATCCTGGGTGAAGCTGATGCGCTGAAACCAGCGATGGAAAAACTGGCTGGTCTGTTGAACACCGCTGAAGCATCTGCCAAAGGCGACGCTAAAGAAGCTGGTAACGAGAAAGATGTTAAACGCATCGCTTCTGCTGCTACCAAAATCCCTGCTGGCCTGACTGACACCGTTTCCCAGCTGCCACGTATGATCAGCCGCGCTGCGCTGAACGTATCTGAAGCTGCTCTGGATCTGGTTGCCACAATGTCTAAAGGCGGCCTTAAAACCGCGGACGCTGACAAGGGTGCTAAACCACCTAAGAAAGAAGAAGAAAAAACTGAGTAACATCGGTCTGCGTTAACTTAACGGGGGAGGGGGTTTCCCCTCTCCTTTTATTCCGATCAATAGGTGAAGCCATGAGTGAAGGTATTTCTCTCGGTGTTCCGCACCAACAGTTGGCAGCTGAATATATGCCAAGTGACGCAGACGCTGATCAGGCTCTGGACGATATCACCGAGCGTCTTTCTGAGAGCCAAGCAGTTTTATCAGAAGGTAATGAAACCTTCGTAATGATTGCGGCCCATTCCCCTGAATCAATTCCAAACGATGCAGAGTTGGAGTTGTTATTGCAACGTATTAAAGACACGGTGATTTCGTTTATGGTGTCTACATCACAAACAGATCTGACCGAAGTCGAAGAACAACACTTGACCGGTAGTTTAGAAAGTTACCGTGAGATGGCGATTAAGATCAAAGACAAAATCATGCAGGCCATCAAGTGGTTCCTTAAGAACACTATGGCCGCGTACAAACGTCTGTCTGATGGTCTGGGTCGGTTATCCCTGCGCGTGATGTACGTCGAGCGTAAGATTGATTCGACCAGCGACAGCGGTGTGTCTACCGACATGATTAAGTTACCGGCTTCTGCCGCGTTACTGTCTTTGTTGGGCAAACCACCAACCAACGCCTCTGAAGTTATGAATGCGGTAACCAAAGTGAAATGGTTGTTTACAACTATCCACAATGAGTACGGCACGTTCCAGTCTGCTTTTAAGTCTGCTTCCGCAACAGGTAACCGTACGGATACGTTGGAAGTTATCAATGCATTCTTAAACCAGTTAACCAATCGTCTTAACACCAGGTCGGACCCACAGCGTAATGGCCGCCAGGTCTTTAACCAACTGCCGGGCGGTTACATTGTTGAAGTAGCAACCGGTGCTTCCTTTGCCGACTGCTGGATTACCATCAACCGTGTCTCCAGCGTTAACGTGGTAAACGTCGATACCCGTCGCCCTGACCGCGCAAGCTTGTCGCGCATGATTGGTGAACTCCGTACGTTCTTGAAAGTAATCAATGAACTCTACGGTAAAGTGGGAAGTCGTTTGTCCAGTGACTTCCGCAACATTACCCGTGATGCAGAACGTAATGTGACTACGGAAGGGTTTGATGCACGTAACTTATCTACGACGATTGATTGGTTCACTGATCAACAGAACCGTCTGTTCTATCGCACCATGGTTCTGGGATGTGGTACCATTGCCGCTGCGTTGGATTATTGTGATGTTGCATTACGGCGTAATCTGACTGCTGGTAACGAAGGTCTGGATGATTCAGACATCGATGGCGCGCCAGTGACTGCTGCACTGTCTGCATTAAACGGCCGGTTTGATACAGGTCATCATGCTTTGGTCAATGCGTCACTGGGGATGCAGATCGTAGGCTCGGCGTTAGAAGCTTATGCTGATGAAGCGGACTACAGTCTGGAAGCTCTGTTGCCAACACAGTTGGCTGCATTGGAATTGCCTGAGTCACCTGTGGGTAACTACAGTCGTGTGTTATACACCAACCGCAACATTGGCGACTACCCGTCTAACCTCCGCGGTATTCTGAATACATCCCATAAAGAACTCATTCGCTTTGTTGAAGATGTTACGCCAGAGATCAAAGACCTGATCGCTACGCTACCCGCTCGTAATCAACTGGTGGCTCGTCGTGATGGCTATGATCTGGGTAATGAATACCTGCGCTACTTGCTGCCTTCTGGTACTGAAGCGACAAGCGGCGCTGACATTGCTAACCGTGTGCATAACAACACCGTTGACTTTGGTAGTTATGTTGATGGCTTCCAACGTCGTGTTGACAAAGTGGTCGCAACACTCAGTGATGACGACATACTCGTAAGCGCTCTGTATGACGTTGTGGGGGTAGGTGACAACGGAATCATGTCATCATCTACCTTAGCAGCTGGATGGGTCATAAAACGCTTTACAGCGCCTTCTGCGTTCGGTCCTGTCAATACGTATCGCGGTGTGTTCGATTCAGAGTACAAAGCGTCGCGGGCGATCCCTCATATTTCATCAGAAGACAACGTTCGTCTGCAAGAAACATTAATCCTTAATCGTGAGATGGATACTAAGTTTGAAAACTTATGGTCTTCTTTACGGACATTGGTTAATCGTGCTTCTTCCGTTCACGGTATTCTGGTAGACAGCATGGCTCGCGTTAACAACGGTAAAGCTGATGCATGGATTGTTGATGGTATTAATTACCTGACCATGTTGCTGACCGAGGTCCGTTGGATGTGGACGCTGTTACATCAGATGTTACTGTACCGTCACGGGGTGATGTTGGGGATCTGTAAACTTCAGCAAGTCGGAGGTCATTAATGGTACCTGCAAAGATTCCTTATTTGTACGAGTATCCGTTTGACCTTACGCCTTACGTTGAAGCGATCAAAGGTCAGACTGTTGGACAGTTGCCAACGCAGTCATTGGTTGATGCTATCGCCAAAGTGTCTGGTGACCCATGGACGCTGGCCTTCCAACAGAAGTACACCATGTACGGGGCAAAGGTCTTTTACTTAGGTCCTAACCTACCAGAGTTCGCTACCAGCA